ATGGAGTACATACGCTAATACAAGAAATAGTATAGGATATATTGATGAAGTAATTATAGAAAAGGTAGCATGGAGTAGTTCAGATGTATTATTCTATTATAAAAAAATTAAAGGTATTTAATAATGGGAAAATTAGCAGCAGAACGGAATTGGTACTGCAATAGTTTCAGTATATGCAACAAATGAATATGGAATGACATCTTCTATATGTGGTACTCAATTAAGAGTAAACTAAAATAATAACTTTGAAATGACACAGAAAAATATAAACAAATTTGATGAATTAAAGAAAAAAATACACTGGTTCTTAATACCATTAATGGTTACATTTTTTACTTGGATAACGGTTATGATGTATACTAGTAATGCGTCAATTCAAGTTGTACAAACGCAATTAGAAAATCGTGAGAAATCAGAAAATATTATCTGGCAGTTAGTTAAGGATAATAATGAAATATTAAAAACTAAAAGTGATGCGAAATCTAATGAATCAGAACACCAATTGATACTATCAAAAGTAAAAGATATTGATGTAAAAGTAGATAAAATTTATCGTAATCGTTCTTCATTTGGAAGTGTTGATATTGATACAAATTATAAAATACCATATAAATCAGATAGTTTTATATGGGTAAAAAATAATGATTTAACAGATGCCGATAGAAAAGAAATCAGGTGAAAGTCAACAGGATTGGATGGGTCGTTGTGTTAGTCACTATGTAGGTAAAGGTGATGCACAGGATCAAGCTGTTGCAAAATGTATTTCGATGTGGGATACCATGAGTAGAAATGAATATTTTAAAGATGTAATTTCAAGATTACGTGCTTTAAAGAAAAAGAAAAAATGTTAATGAAAAATAGTTTTAGAATATCACTTTGGTTAACGTTCTCAAAAATCATGGCAATAATAATCATGATTGTTGGAAGTGTTTTTTCATTTTATAGTGGTAATGCTGAAGTTTTTATATTTACAATTTCACTTGTTGCTGGGTTAGCTGGCTTAAAAACATGGTCAGAAGGATTAACAAGAAGAAGAAGAATTGACAAATGGAGTGGTAGTTATAATGAATATGATAATTTTGATGAACAAAATCCTAAATCATTTGATGAAATTGGATAAAAATTATATATATAAGTAGAGTATCAAAAAATAATATCGTAGCGATATGGGAAAAGAGAGTATGGTTCTTAGAGATTTAATAGCGTCTGTCATAACAGGCAATACTATTAATACAAATATATCAACCGCAACCGATATGGTTCGTGCGGTGATAACGGATGGAGTACAGCCAGCAATTAATATAAACATTGGTGGTGGAAGTGGAGGAGATGTTGTATTTCCGGGAGATGTAACTGTTATAGGAGATTTAACAGTTTCTGGTAATACATATCAACAAGATGAATATACATCGAACATTATGTATGTTGGAACCAAAAACCAAGCCAATTCTTGGAAGATAGAAGTAATAACAGGTGGTCACTTGATGTTTTCTGCTTTCAATGGTGGAGGTTATGTTGAAAAAGGTAGATTTACAAACTAAAAAACAAAACAATAATCTCGTAAGGGAATATAAATTATTATGACATGGAAAGTATTTTATAAATATAAAATAAGTGAAAATGGAGATGTATACTCCTTAAAACACAACCGTCTGTTGAAATGTAGAGTTTCCAGAAAAGGATATAAAACGTGTTTACTAACTTTAGATGGAGAAGATTACTGCTTCTAACCAACCAGCAACGGTGACTTTATCTATTGTAAAGAATGGTAATTTTACAGGAACTACTTATGGTAATATGAGTGTTTATATCGACCAAAATTCAAGAGCGTTTAACTTTTCAACAAATGTTTATTTGGATGATGTTTTAGAAAATGAAACTTTTGTTATTGCTGGTAGATGTTCAACAGGGACAGAAGCTGTAATTTTACAAGATTTGAATTGGTTAATTTTAAGTCAATAAAATATATAATAATTATGAAATATACAGAATTTATAAATTATTTGACAACATGGCTAAGTGGAACCACAATCGGTGGTTCCACTAAAAACGTATTCATAAAAACATGTTTGATTGATGAAATTGAACTTTCTGAATTGGATTATGATTATGATTTCAGAGTTTACATTACACCACAACCAGTAGAAATACTTGAACAAAATAGAATTAAATATACAGTTGGAATATATACGGTTGGAAGAATTGGATTGAGTCCTATGACTGGTCAAAGATTTCTAACTTATTCAAATTGTCTAGAATTTTTCGAAGGATTTGTACAACAGATACCTGACACAACAGGTGCAGGTATTCAATTTCCTCTAGTTGCTGAACCCATTCTTCTTTGGGATCAAAATGTGGATGGTCTTCTTTGGACTGTTTCATTGATATCTGGATTAGATTGTATATAAATATTATTAAGAGTTATGAATTATATATACCCAAAATTAGATACATCAACAGGTGGTTTATACATTACCAACGATAATTATATTCGTAATGTAATTAATACACCATATACAGTTAATTCAAATACTGTTGCTTATTATCGTTTTGATGGTAATATATTGGATGAATCGGGTAATAATTATTCTGGTGTTACAACCAATTCTGGTTATCAATTTGATAAATATTACAAATGTTTGGATATGTGGTCAGGTTCTTCATCACAAGTTGATTTTTCAAATCCGGTAATACCAAATCCACCAGTAACAATAAGTTTTTGGTCAAAGATTCAAAGTCCAAGTAATTCTGGAAATACATTTTTAAGTAATACAGGTATTTATACAGGTAGTGTAGATAATACTGGTGTTACTATTTATAATGTATATTGGGTTGGTTGGGGTTATTTAATGTGTGAGTGGAACAATAAAGGTGGTAATGATGTTTCTGTACATACCAATATGAATGTTTGTGATGGTTTATGGCACAATATAATTTATACTTGGGATGGAACAATTGGTAGTGGTAAAGCAAAATGTTATGTAGATGGTGTTCTAAAAAATTCGCCATATTCATCATACACTGCTGATTGTAATGGTGGTACAAATTTAAGATTGGGTTATTGTTACGGATGGTATTTTAATAAAGATGTTCAGTTAGAAGAATTAATAGTTGAAAAAGTAAGTTGGAATCAAACAAATGTAACTAATTACTATAATAATTGTTTGAAATGATTATTTTCCATAATTTTTTATATATCTATCATCTTCTATTTCCACATATTCAAAACTCTTTAACTACTTTCTTGACATGTTTCAATCTACTTTGACATATCTTCACATTCCTATCAAGAAATTCGTTAACATCTTTAATAAATGAATTATATAATCTTTTAAAATAAACACCATCCTTATCGGTAGTACCCATTATTCTGTTGTATTCTTTAAGATATGGTCTTAAATCCTTTTGACCACTTTGTAAATGAAATTCATATTCTTTACAAAACACTATTAAATTTGTATCCATTATAAATAGCTCTTATAATTTGTATAATTTGGTGAAATAAAATCCATAAATTTTTCCATCTTTATTACAGCATATACATCGGTACGATTTCTTTTAAAAAATAATACTGGTGTTAATCCATTGGAATTTTTTTCACATTGTTTTAAAGATTCCCAAATATTCAATTTTTCCTGATTTTTACATTCTATCGAATATGGAATAAGTTTCTTTGCTGCAGGTGAAAGTAAAATATCTACACCTGAACAACCCATAATTTGACATTTGATATCATCTTCCTCCAATTCAGGAAAATTTAATTTCAATTGTTCTCTTATGGTATTTTGTAAACTACGACCTTTTGCTTTAGCTGAACTTGTTTTCATATTTCTTCATTTTTTTCTTCAAAATCTTCATCAATCATTTCTTCTATTATTTGATCTGGTATATCAACTTCCTCATCATCATCTATTAAATCTTTTGAATCTGGTGGTATATATACAAAATTACCGGTCTCATTCCAAATTTTTGTCATGAGTTCATTTCTCAACATTTCCCTTTTATAATGTTTCCTATCATACATATATAATATTGAGTCCCTTCTGTAATATCCTTCCAACATAATAATATATATAAAAAATAATTGAGTATAAAGTCTAAATTTTTTTTATACAAAACTACACTGGGTTGTGTCACAACCACCTTGACCTTTGTTGTTGTCATCAAACAACCCCCCTTACTTTTTCATTTTGTTTTATTTTAAGATTAGTGGTATAAAACAAGAAGTGTATCTCAATCTTTTGGAAGCGTGGGAAAGCGTTTAGCCGAAATAAAAAAATCCCGATGTCAATGGACTAACACCGGGATTTAACAATGGATGACAAATTAAAAGTATTTTAAAAATCGGGGAGTGTAGTAGTCACTCCACCGATTTTCGACCCCCTCAAACATCGTTTGCAATTCCCTGCGAGGATGTCTAGCGTGTATGGCACACTATTTTTTCTTCTTTGGTGGTGGTGTTGGTTCATCAACTCCCAACTCCATATCAGGATCTTCTTTGAAAAAATCATTTATTGAACTTTCAACAATAGTTGGTGTTACGTTTTCTTTAATTTCTTCTTCTGGTTTGAAATTTGGTAGAATAACATTTAGATGATTTTTTAATTCGGATTCAAGAAAATCAACCAATTCACCAACTTCAGTTTTAACAAGTTCTCCTTTCTTATTGAAAATTTTTTCTTTCTTTTCATTCAATTCTTCTATTGAATATTTCCATTCTGGTTTGTTACCATTTACACGAAACATCGCTTTATTATAATCCGATTTTGGATCCTTATAAACAGATACCAATAAAGATTTTATTTCCTTTTCTTCATTCAATAAGCAATTTACAAGATTCTGTAATACTGAATTCCAACCACACCCCCAACTTATTCCAACAAGTTTTCCATCTTCATTCAAAGTTTCAAAATTAAACCTGACTGTCTTTAATGTTACACCCTCATATTCATATTGACTGAATGTAATTTTATTCAATTTACCACTAATCGTTTTTGTAGTTCCTTTAACATCAGTTGGTACACCATCAACAATTCTACGAAATTTGAAATGAGGTTCAGTTCCCTTTTTTGTATACAACTTAGCAAAATAATATTTTTCATATTTTGAAACTTCATTGTTTCCACCCAAAAATGATAAATCATCATTTAATTCTTCCGGTACATTTTTTTCTAATTCTTCCATTTTATTTGTTTTCTTTTTAGGAACGGTGTTCCGATTTATTCTATCCCAATGGGATTTATGATTTATAGATTAGGTTAATGAATTTGTTTAAATTATTTTTAATTATTTTTATAAAACATAAACTTTGAGCCATACCATTTATATATATAACATCATCCGAAAGGACAAAAATTAATAAATAGGTTATGAAATTGAAAGAAAACGAAAAACCAGTAATGTATTACATATCACAGGAAGCATATGATATTATTGGTATTGCATCAAAAAAATTAGGTATAAGGAAAAGCTATTTTATAGATTTTCTAGTTAAGAAACATGGAATGAATTTAATTGAAGAAGTATCAAAACAAGTGGAAAGGGTTGGGTTATGATTAAAGAAACAATCTATATAGATGATAGAAATAAAATGGAATTGAATTTTCCAGAAGATATACATGAAGAATTATCCAAAGAATTTGATGAAAAATATAAAAATGAAGTTGTGATAGATAGAGATTTCTTATTCGGAAGATTTATAATGGATAAATTAATGAGGAATTATAAAAAATAATAGATATGAATGTTAAGTAAAGACGAAATTAAAGATAATTTAAAATTCTATAAATGGAGTAAAATAGATACATCAATAAAATGGGAAAGACCGGTGGAATATGATATGGATGATTTTTTCGATGAAATTAGAAAAGATCCACCATATACAGATAAACCATGTTACGTTATAAATAATACCGTTAACGGTAAAACCGCTGATGATTTTCTTTGTCCGTCAATGAATTTCTTTGATATAGATTTTCATTTCGATAACGAAGAAGATAAACTAAAAGAATTGGAATTATTCTATTCCGATACAAATACAAAATCATTACAGGAATTTGTTGATAAACTCAAAAATGATACACATATAATAAGTGGTGGCCTTTCAAAATCATTATTTGGAATAAGAGGATTCGTAAATATTCAATCTTCATTCTTTGAAGAATATATTAAATATGGTATTGATTACCCTACCAATATATTAAAACAAATACATAAATCCAATTATCAATTTCTGATGAAGTATTTATCAGATAATTATGGTATAAAATTAAATAGAAAATACGCTGGTGATGTATCCGCGGGTAAATTATCACAGGTAACATTTAGGTATTGTATAACAGGTTCCTTTTACAAAGATGAATGGGAACCTCTTTACAATGAAAATATCATAATTAAAGAAGAAAATTATGAAATTGTCAATGGTAATGAAAAAATACAAATTCCTTATTTAGATAATCTTTACGAATTTAATAAAGATAAATTTAAAGAAATATTTGAACATTACGATAAATTTAACGGATTATTCTATTGTTTAAGAAATCAACCAGAAGATATTATTCATTGGTTTTATAATATGATAAATGAAAATTATTCTAAAAATGGTGGATTTAGAAAATATTTAATAGACTTTAAGACATTTAAAGAACATGTTTTATCTAAAAAAGATGGTAATGATTTATTGTTGAGTGTTTTCTTTTTTAATAAAGGTATAATACCACCAATAAAATTCGAAGAAATAGAAACAGTAGAAGATGAAGTTGATGAAGAAATTGAAAGAAACGATTTAAGAAACACACCAATAATACCTACAAAAGTATATGACGATTTACCAGAATTTCTTAAAAATTTAACTTATATATTCGATTCTAGTAGAGATAAGGATTTGATTTTGTTATCATTATTGACTATACTCGGTCCATGTTTTAAAACTGTTTCAACAACATATTTCAGAAAAAAACAATTTTTAAATTTTTATACTTTCATCGGTGCTAGATCAGGATTGGGGAAAGGTATTATGTCATCATCTAAAAAGATTTTAAATAAAACTGAAGATACTTTTTATGAAAATTATATAAAATCATATGATGAATATATTTTACTAGATGATAAAGAGAAGAAACATATAGAACCTCCAATATTGAAATCTTTATTAATTGCTGGTGATTCATCCAAAGCTAGTGTAAATGAAGATTTAATAAATAATGAAGGTGTTGGTATTGTATTTGAAAATGAAGCTGATATACTTACATCCAATAATGAAGGTGGTAAACAAGGTGGATGGGGTGATTTTTCAGTTGTTTTAAGAAACGCATTTCAAAATGAAGATATAAATATTGGTAGAGTTAGTAAAAAAAGAAGGATTAAATCACCAAATATAAGTGTTTGTATAAGTGGAACTATCGACCAACCAAAAAACATGATTGGTAAAAAAGGTGCTGAAAACGGATTATTAAGTAGATTTATTTATTATCTATTTGATATGGAATCTAAATGGATTAGTCCATTTAAAGATTACGATTTAAAAGGAATGAAGAACTTCGAGTTAGCGTCACTTCAATTAAAAAATATGATTGATGATTATATTTCAGATTACTGGAATGTAAAATTAACAGATAAACAAATATCGGAATTTGATAGTATTTTTTCTAGAGAAATGAACGATATTGTAGATTATAACTCTATCTCTTATGACGCAATAGTTAAACGACATGGTTTGGTTGCTGTTAGAATTATGGGAATTCTTTCTTGTTTAAGAAGATATGAAAATAATATATTTAATATTAAGAAAAGGGAAAATATTAATATTATGGAAGATAATATTATTTTTGTTGATGATATAGATTTTTATAATTCTATTGAAATCGTAAAAATTTTAATTAAACATTCCGAATTATTATTTAATAATATTGCTGGAACAGATGATGTCGTTATGAATTATAATAATTTAAAAACGGATTTTCTTGATCTATTACCAAAAGAATTTAATCTTAAAAGTATAGACTCTGTAAATAAAAATCAAAAATATAATTATTCAAAATCTACCTTAACAAGAATGATTTCAAAATGGAAAAATTTTAATCTTATAAGTAAAAAAAATCACCATTTATACTCAAAAATATCATGAGTATATACTCAAATACTCATGAGTTTTTTGAAATTATTAAAAAATCCAGTTAAAAAAACTGGATTTTTTAATTTATACTCACCTGTTTTTAGCCCTTATATATTTTTTTATTTTTGGATAATGTATAAAACAGTAAGTAATTAATATATAATAATATATAATAATATAACATATATAGATATATATATATATACACTTATTTTCTTATGTTTATACTCATGTTTATACTCAAATACTCATACAAATACTCATCAAATACTCACTTCAATTTTTCAATTTTGAAAAAAAATATATATAGGCGTAAAAATGAGTGAGTATTTGAGTATATTGGTAAATTTTTTTTATTCGGCGAAACGCTATAATTGAAATTAATCACTCACTAATCTTAAAATAAAACAAAATGAAAAAGTAAGGGGGGTCATTTTGATGACAACAACATGATAATTTATTTCTTGGTTAAAGGTGGGTCAAACAAGACCCACCTTTTTTTATATATACATGTATGAGTTATAAAATTGTAAAACATAATGTATTGAGTAATAAGGATATACAAATTTTAACACTATTAATTGTAAACAATTGGAACAAATTAGTGGTGTTTGATCAGTTATATCCTGATAAAGTTTTATGGAATAAGATTCAGAAACACAATCACTTCAGAAACTTACTTGAAAATAAAAAACAATTAGTATCTGAATTTGTTGATAATTATTACAAAGATAAATTTAAGGATTTACATTTATCAAAGGAAAGAATACTCACCGATATCATGGATACCATTGACTTAGCAAAAAGAAATGGTGATATTAAAAATACATTATCAGGATATAAATTACTTGCTGACCTTTTGGGATTACATATCGTTAAAGGACAAATAGATATAAATTCTACAAGTCTTATTCTTCATTATCATCAACCACAGGTTGAAACAGATGACCAAGTGGTTATAAAAATTAATGATAATGACATATCGAAATAAATTTTAAACCACAACCGAAACAACATATTGCGTTTCAATACCTTGAAAGAAAAGATATTGATACTGTGGTCTATGGTGGGAGTCTTGGATCCGGCAAGAGCTGGTTGGGTTGTGCGTGGTTGGTTATTAATTCTCTTCGTTATCCCGGTAATAGAATGTTTATGGGGAGGTCAAGATTAAGTACACTTCGCCGTAGCACCATTCTCACAATGAACTCTTTAATAGATTCTTGGGGTTTAAGTAATATGGTATCTTTCAATAATCAAAATTTTGTGTATACTTTTTCAAATGGATCTGAAATATATTGTTTGGATTTCTTTGAGTACCCATCAGACACCGAATACATACGCTTTTCCGGCACAGAATTTTCTGCCGGTTTGATTGATGAGGGTGCAGAAATTTCTCAAAAGGCGATAACAATTATTAAAACTAGAATGAGATACAAACTTGATGAGTTTGGTATTACTGGTAAACTACTCATTACTACAAACCCATGTCCGGGACACTTACACGAACTTATAAAAAATCCTCCAAATGGTACAGTATATGTTCCTGCAACAATTAAAGATAATAAATATGTTTCTGAAAGTTATGTTAAATCTTTGGATAATCTAGAACCGGAATTAAGAAATAGATTACTATTAGGTAATTGGTCATTCGATGATGACTTTTCTTTGTTTGAGTATGAGAAATTAGTCCAAATATATTACAACGAGTTTTTTACAAATGTATCAGATGATACTTATATAACAGTTGACCCAGCAGATACAGGTAAAGATAGAACTGTAATTATATTGTGGAAAGGTTGGAATGCTGTTCAAAAACATATTTTAATAAAATCAGAATCACCACAAATTGTTGAAAAGATAAAGGAGATTATGAACACTTATAAATGTCGTATATCTAATGTAATTATTGACTCGAGTGGTGTTGGAAGTGGGGTTGCTGGTTATCTTCATGGTTGTGTAAAATATTATGCTAACTCTTCATGTTTCAATGGTGAAAAATTTCCAAATATGAAAGCACAATTATATTATAAGTTTGCAGAAAAGGTAAACAATTTATCTGTTAATTTTAATTGGAAATTAGATGATAAAGAACTACAGGAATATTTAGTTGTTAAGAAAGTATTTAAAGGTGATATTGCTGGTATTACACCAAAGGATGAAATTAAAAGAAAGTTAAGTTTCTCGAACGATATAAGTGACGCAACTTATCTCCGTGCATACTTCGAGTTTAAAAAACAAGCAAGTATGTCATGGAGCAAATAGATAATGTAATTATAGAATGGTACAAAAATTATAAGAGAAATATAATTGAAAAATATTATACAGTTTCAGAAATTGAGTGTTATCAATATTCTGATGATACGGTAAGATTTTATTGTAAGATGGATGGTATGGATTATAAAGAGGAAGTTTGTTCACTATTTATAAAAGATGCTTATTTAATAGAAAAATTAAAAATTAAAAATGATTAAAGTAATAGGAGATAGTCATGTAAGTATTTTTCAAGGTAAGGATGGTATTGTTGATTTGTATTCACCATTATTAAGAAATCAAATCAAGAACCCACCATTTGAAATATATAGATTGGGTGCACCAACCGCAACAGGTATATCTAATTGGAGACGAAACATTGATGATGTATTAATGTTTTGTAATAAGTCAGATAAGATTTTGTTCAGTTTCGGTGAGATTGATTGTCGTGCTCATCTTCCAAAAGAAATTCATTTAAAAGGTAAAGATTTTAAATTAACAATAGAATTTTCAGTCAATGAATATTTCAAAACAATCTTACATTATAAACAAGTAAAGGGGTGGAATGTGTGTGTATTGGGACCAAGTCCTAGTCATTTCGTAGATGGGAATTTTGATGTCACATACGGAACAAACATACAAAGAAATATTATTACTTCAGGGTTTAATAAATTTCTTGAAGAAAAGTGTAATATGTATTCTGTTCCTTTTGTTTGTTTATTTGATGAAATCCTCACTCAGGACGGTAGAACTAACCCAAAGTATATGGATGGATGGGTACACTTAAATAAACTTGCCTTACCTCTTCTAATTGAGGAATTAAAAAAGAAGAAAATTATATGATAAAAACAAAGGGCTCAGATATTTTTCAAAAGATTATTTGAGAAACATGGTTTACAGATAATTCTTATGAATTATAGAATTAAATTCGAAACACCAACTGGTAAAAAGTCTGCACCTTGGCAGGCTCATTGTTGGTTTACAAAAGGATTTAATTTAAAAAGTGATATCAATTATTATTTTGGGTAATACAAATGAACAAATAGTTAATGCTGTAGCACGTAACTACGGGATAAGAAAATTAATACATAAATTAATAACCAACTCATCATTGGATCAAACTGATGTTGACCTTGAACAATATATTTATTTCGTTCTTTTAAATATGGATAATGAAAAGTTACAGATACTTTATGATAAGAAAGAATTGAGGAAATTCATTTCACAAATTATAAAGAACCAAAGAAATACTGGTAAGTTTTATAAATCATTAACTTTAAATATGATTGAATTAACAGGTATTGAAGTTGTGGATGAAAGTGAACATAATTACAGATTGGATTTCATTATGGATAAAATTGATAATGTGGTGAACAAAGTTTACTTTACTGGTTTAACTCAATTACAACTCAGGGAGATATCTTCTATAACATATATGTATTTGTATTTTATAAAGGGTGTACCAAAACACAGGATATGTATTGAGTATTCAATTGGTTCATCTACATTAGATAATTTTATAAGAAGTGGGAAAAAATACATCAGAGAATATTATGATAAAGAATTTGATGAATGGTTTGAAAAAATAAATAAAGAAAATGATATTAACAGTAATTTTAATGATGATAGTGTCTAGTCTATGGGGTGTACTTATTGTGGAAGATTTGTTACACTTACCGAATAATGTAAGTTCCAAATACTTTTTGGTTGACTTCTTCATTCAAATGTTCAGGTGTCCACTTTGTGTATCAGCACATTTTTTCTGGATTTCGTATATAATAATGTTCGGAAGTTTGTTCGGATTATATTTATGTCCGATAGTTTACTACTTAACATTTATTATAAAAAAATATTTATTGAATGTATTTTGAAGATGTCGAAGAAATTTTATGGAAATATTATCCGGTTGATACATTAGGTTATGATTTAAAAAATAATTTCACATTTGTTCAAGAAACAATTAAGTTATTAAGAGATGGAATGACCAAAGAAGAAATTATAGAAAAGTATATAAAAAAAATTAATAAAAAGTTATGATAAATATAGAATTAATAAAACATTATGAAGGATTGTACCTTGATGCATACATATGTCCAGCGGGTGTAAAAACAATCGGATATGGTACAACGGTGTACCCAAATGGTGAAAAAGTACAGATGGGTGATAAGGTAACAAAAGAACAAGCAGAAGAATATTTATTATCTGATATTAAAAAGATAGATAAATATTTAACAAATTTAAATTTGGATATTGATGGAAATCAAAAAAGTTCATTGATATCTTTTATATATAATTTGGGTTTAGGTAATTTTAATAAATCAACATTATTAAAGAAAATTAAAATAAATCCGAATGACCAATCTATCGGGAATGAATTTATGAAATGGATAAACTCAAATGGTAAACCTCTTGAAGGTTTGAGGAGAAGAAGGAAGAGTGAATGGATTTTATATTCTACCGGAAAAATAATCTTTTAAAAATAATAACAAAAAACAATGAGAATTGAAATGGAACTTACAGACAAACAAATCGAATTTATGAAACGTATGGAACTTGAAGTCATACCACATAAAAGAAATATTGACTATGATACTTTAATATCAGTTGGTAGTTTAGTTGGTATTTTTATTAACACTGCATGTAGAAGTTGTGCACAAAAATCAGGAATGGATTTAATGAACCTTTATGGTAGTCTAACTCCAAAATATCAAGAGTGGTGTAAGAAACAAATTCCTGTTGATATTTATACAAAGTATGAAGAAGATATAACCAATGGTGAATCAATTGATTATCCTGAACAAATAATTGGTAAAATTGTAGAAATACAAACGGAAGAAACTTTAAAAGATATTGTTGTTGCTGATGAACTTCCTATTTTAAATGAATTTGAAGAAGTTGGTAAGACAGAAGAATATCATAAACTTGATGTGGAAAGAACAGAAGAAATTTCCAAGAGTATTAGAAAACAAATAAAGAAAGGGAAAAAATAATGCTTGTAAAAGACTTCAAGAAAATATCATTATTAGACACTGGTTCAACGACTTATGAACTTGATTTGATCAAATACTTCAAGATAGATACAACTAAAACTATTGATGAAGTTGGTGAACAATTAAAGAAGTGTATGGAAATTACACCAACAACTAAATTCAAAAAGTATTATTGGTTTAACAAAAAACTATGGAAAGTTTGTTTTCCTTTTACAGATGAATCATTTGATCAGTGGGCAAGATTGGAAACGATATTAGCGGAGAATAATAATTTACAAAATATAAACCGTTTACTTGCGTTATACTTTCGTCCGGTGAAATGGTATGGTAAGGTAAAGAAGTTTGATTTGAACACACAGGAACCAATTGAGGAAGATTTATTGGATTTGGATATGAACATAGCAAATGGTTTGTTACTTTTTTTTTCGATTGTCGCATTCAAGTATATGAACAATATCAGGGCTCATTATTTGAACCTTCTGAAAGTGAGTATGAATCAAGTGCCTACAAACACCAAATAGATAATATAAATAAATATTTCATTTGGTACTTCACTCAAAAGATATTATCAAATAATAATATTTTGAATATGGAAAAAGTAGGTAGGTTGCCTTTGTATGAAGTTCTGGATTATTTAACAATAAGTAAACAGGAACATAACATTCAAGAAATGAAAGATAGTAAAAACCTCTTAGCTTTATAAGTATAGATATAATATGAAAAGTCACGGATTATCACAAGGAAAAGATTATAGGTATTGGGCAGATAAAAGAGGTTATATCCCAAAGATAATTTCGATTGACCAAATATTTTCAAATATGAATGATGATTAATTACGGAAACTAAATCCATCTTCATCCATCTTCTTTTGAATGTCTTCAAGCGCTTTTAATAAACTACTTTTGATAACAACAATTTCAGATTCACCTTCTAATTCCAAATAAACGGTATTGTCATCATCGAAACCAAAACGAAACTTTTGTTCCTTTGGTATAAGTTCCATATGATCTAAAATGGTATGAAGCACATCGTCAGACATGTTGTAATCATCAGGAGGAGTATTCAAATCTATCCAAGTAATTTCTGTTGTTTTCATATTGTTTGTTTTAAATGTTAGATTACAAAGATAAGTAAAATTATTGAAATAAAAAAACCGGGGTGTAGTAGTCACTCCCGGTTCCGACCCAAATTATGGTCAGGGATTAACATTAGATAGAAGTAACAATGACCTAAACTATGAACCCGGAAATTTACGATGGGTTTCAGCCCATATTCAAAATTCAAATAAGAGAAAAAATAAAAATTGTACCACCGAATTCTTTGGTGTATCTAAAGTAAAGAGTGGATATGGTGTCCATTGTGATGGTAAATATATTGGATTTCATGTTAATCTTTCTGATGCAATAGAAATAAGAAATCAATATATCATAGATAATAATTTATCGGAATATAAGATACAACCATTACCCCAATAAATCGAAAAATCATATATATTGGCATGACAGAAATAGGGAAAGTGCTGCAAAAATGGGCACAACGTACAATTGTGAACATGAAGAAAGTATTGGAGACAAATAATAAAGTTAATACCGGAAGATTATATAACTCCATTACTTATGATATTGATGAACAAAATAAAAACTTCACCATCAAATATGTTTCTTATGGTAAGTATGTTGATAGTGGAAGAAGAGCGGGTGCTAAACCTCCTCCAAGATTACCTATATATCAATGGTTGTTCACAAATCATGGTAGAGGTTTTATGAGTAAAATTAATAAAGGTAAAAATAGAAAGATTACACAAGTTGGTGCATCATATATGTTACAGAAATCAATATCAAAGAAAGGTATTAAAGCAGTCAGGTTTCTAAATCAAGAAAGTAAGATAAAGAATGTTACCAATGTATTTGGTTCACTTAAAACTGATTTACAAAAAGAATTAGCAAAAACAAAGATTATATAATATGGCAATATCATTGATAACACAACCAAAAGATTGGGGTAGAGTATTCGATACCAATAGATTAACATATCAGTTCTCAAGTAGTAACTGGACACAACCGAATTTCCAATTCCAATTTGTATTGAAATATTATACATATGATGGATGGACAAAAGAATTGGGTACATATAATCTTTATCCAATATCAGGTGGAACATGTGAATTTAATCCATCATCTATTTATAGAAACTTTGTTAAAGAGGAAATTAATTTAAGTGATACTAATCTTGAAGAGTGTTTAACAATGGCGTTAAGATTTCAATTATTTGTTTATGAATATTATGGTACACCTCCTGTAAGAATTAATACAGGTAACTGGTACGAAAGTACACCTAGAACTTATTTCAATGGTTGTCAACAACCAATACCATATGATTATATGGGTTTAAATCCAGATGGTAATGCACTTTGGGTTATGAGTGGAACAACAACATCATCTTTGAGTGGTACGACTGGTGGTAAATTTTTAACTGATGCAAATAGATATGAATTAGATAATGATGAATATTTATTTTTATATGCATTGGGTGATAACATTTGTGGTCGTCCTGATAAAATAAGATACAGAGTATGGCATTCTACTTGGACACAAGGAACAAATACACAAACCATCGGAGGGGGTGGTAGTGGTATTCAATTAGCAGCTAATATTGATGGTCAAGAAAATTTACAAATGTCACTTCCAAGTTTGGATACTAAAAATATTGCAACAGGTGGTGATAGTTCATACATAGGTGGTGGTGGAGGTGGTGGTATTAGTATCATCCAATCACATTCTGGTATTTCTGTTACTACAATATATGATGATAATTTTTCATTTACTTATACAAATACAAGAGCATACAGATTTCCATGTGGTCCTAAACAACTCATAAATTACAATGGTGTGTTAAGTGGATTCACAAATACTTGGATTAGATATGAAATTGATTTAGTAAAGAATGGTAGTTATAATGATTATTGTTATAGTAATACAAGTGCTAATAATTTATTAATGCCTGTTGGTAGTATGATTTATGAAGCTCAAAACGAAGGAGTATTTGCATTACTTTCATCAGGTGGAACAGTTATAGATGGTGATGTTAGTCATCCGGGAACTGGTCCTTGGTCACATCGTTCAGGACCAATATATTATAGTAAAACATCTACATCTTTATTAACTTTAAATCGTGTACCTTTCCAAGTATTTAAGAAAGATAAATGTAATAGATATGATAGGGTACAAATCTTTTTTCTCAACAAGCACGGGGGGTTCGACACATTTACTTTTTCAGCAAAAAAAGAAATAAATCAGAAAATTAACCGTACAACATATAAACAGAAATTACCAACATCATCTTATTCACCATATGATGCAGGTGAAAGGGTTTTCAATGTAAACTATCAGGAAGAGTATACTTTAAGAACTAATTCTGTTACTCAAATGGAAAGTCAAATATTAATGGGTTTATATACTAGTCCTGTTGTGTACATGTTACAAACATTCTATTACAATGATGCATGGTGGCCTTACGGCGTGCCCATGATAGTTGTATCGGATAGTGTTAGATATGAACAAAAGAAAAATGATAAAATCATATATTACGAGATAAAATTAAGACCTTCGAATGAATCGATTGTACAACAGGGATGATAATAGGACACACATATAATCTTGGTAAAAAATATAAAAAGAGAAATAAAGTATGATAGCAAATGAAATCAGGCTGATATATCGTCCAGAAATAATTAACCAATCCAATCAAAGTGTTGGTGGTGGAACTGGTATAGGTGGAGGAACCGGAATTGGTGAGGGTGGTGGACAACAATCATTTATGAATTATGGAAATGGTTGGAGTGGTAATACTACTTATCTTATGAATGTACCATCAAGTACAATACAAGGTAATACAGATCAAGTTACAATGATAAGTGGTTGGACATTTGATACTTTGGAAAATAATAATGCAGGTTGGATGAGATCTGACGCGGGTAGTACGGAACCAATTTGGATGGATTTACAACCAGTATCTGATCCAATGTTTGACGCGGGTTATTATACTGTTTCGATAGATGTGAAAGGATTACAATCAGGAAATACAGATAGTATTACTCCGGTTCTTTATGGTGTAACTGGACTACCAATAACAACAAATGGTAGACAATCACAACAAATATATGTGACAGGTACAACTACAATACAAACACAACAAGTTCAAATTATTCCAAGTCCCGGATTTACGGGAGGTTTTTCAAATCTTACCATAATACCAAGTATGGGCACAACTGTTAGATTGGATCTTTATGATGAGGATACTTTCGTTTTAAATTTTCAAATCACAACAGATTTTAGTGGAAGAGCATCAAACTATTCCAAAACCATAAAAGTTCCGGGAACACCAAATAATAATCAAATCTTTAAAATGTTATTTGATGAAAATTTATTCATTGGTAATACAACAGGAGATACAGTTATATTTTTGAACAAGAGAATTCCTGCAGGTATTTATCAAGATACAATACAATTAATGGTTGGATATTTTGAATTGGAAAAAGTTATTAAGGGAGAATATTTCATTGAATATGAGGGAACTTTCTATGGTAATGTAAAATCATTAGCAGATTCAATTGGTGACAAGATGTTATCTAATAATGATAATCCAATTGATGATTTGGATTTTAGTGAATATGATCATCTTTACACAATACCAAATGTTATTGCATCGTATAACAATACAACAATGTACAATAATTCGGTTGGTTATTTTTACCCATTTATTGATTATCAAGGATTTGAGGATGGAACAAAATTAGATTTTACTTGTGTGAGACCTGCAATTTATGTAAAAGAATTATGGGATAAGATATTTGCTGATGCGGGTTATCAGTATTCAAGTAATTTCTTAAATAGTACTGAATTTAAATCATTGATTATACCATTAACAAAAAATGTATCAGAAGATACTTTTGAATTGGATAAGAATAAATTTCAGATTGGTATTAGTGTAAATATGTCAGGTGATACCGCTGGAACAACATCTGGTACTTTTGCACACGGGAGTTCAATGACAGGTTGGACATATTGGAGTGGTTACGATATTGCTGGTTATTCAGGTGGTATATTACCAGCGGTACAATCACCATGTAATACATCATCAAGTTATGTATTTAAATGTGGATTACACAATTTCTATTCATATTCCGATGGAAGAACAAGAGGAAATAAATTACCATTTGATCAAATGAGTGGTTGTTTAATGGATTATTCAGGTAATACAGTTTCTTTATTTAACAATACAGGATCAACAGGATTAAGTTGGGATACTACAAACAAATGGTGGAATGTTCGTAGGTCAGGTAATTATAAATTACACGCTTTTATTTCATATGATTTATTTGGCAAACCATATGATAGTAATAACGCACCTTTTTATGGAGCATGGACAAGTGGTGATGAATACGGTCAATACAATACGGTAGAAATAGGATTACATTGTTACCGTATCACACCATCTGGTGTCCATGAAAATATCGGTGAAACAGTAGAAACAGTTTACATTAACAACCCCCACGTTGGTAACTTTGGTGATCCAAATCCAAACGCTTTCGCAAGATACCCGGGAACAAAAGGTGAGGACTGGATTTTGAATAATCAGGTAGTATCATTGGATATTTCTGAACAAGATTTATATGTTAATGATAAAGTATATTTCTATATGACAATACGTGCTAGTGCTGATGAATTTAAATGGAGATCAGTAGGTACACCAATGACAGGTGGTTGGGTACAAACTTGGGTGATGGTGAACAAAATCTTATCTTATTGTAATAACGATTACAACAACAAACCATATCTTTACGAGGGTAACATGGTTCACATGAACAATATTTTACCTGATATGAAACAAATTGATTTGATTAAAGGTATATCTAATATGTATAATCTTATATATCAAGAAGATAAAGATGTTCCGGGTAATATAATAATTGAACCTTGGAATGATTTCTTTCGTTCTGGTATTACAGAAACAACGGATTGGACTTATAAAGTTGATGGAAAAGGTGAAGAAATTATTGATAGAATACCTGATTTAGTGAATAAAGATGTATTATTTCAATATGTTAAGGATGGTAATGATGATTTAACTAAAAAATATAGTGAGGAATATACAGTTCCTTATGGTTCTATGACAATAACAAATCCATATTTATCAGAGGGTAGTATGAAAATTGATAGTTTGTTTAGTACATGTTTTATTAGAAATTTTGGAACATCATCTTGGTTGATGTCAAGTTTATGGAATGATGGTAAAAGAAAAACTTGGTTAACTGATAACAAGAAAAGTGACCAAACATTTTCTACTAAAATCATGTACCGTAAAAAATTATTACCATCGGATTTAGGTGGACAATCATTAAGTAAGATTTCTGTATTATCTTACCTATCTGGGACAACATCTGGTACAACATCAGGTATGAATTGGTATAGATTGGGTGAATTCTACTTTGGTGCTGGTACAACAAGGAATTTCTTTCCTTACGCGGGACATTGGGATAATCCATATAATCCAACGAAAGATTTAAACTGGGGTGTACAAAAATATTACTTTTCTAAATTACATAAATACACTTTATTTAATTTGTTCAAGAATTACTGGAAAGAAAAGATTGCATTGTATATGGACCCAAATTCAAAATTGGTTACATACACAATGAGATTAAATCATAGTGATATTGCGATGTTGAATTTCCGTAAAAAGATAAGAATAGGCAATACTTATTATTATTTGAATAAAATCATTGACTGGACAAATGGACAAGAATGTAAAGTTGAATTGATAAGATATACTTACTACAATTTACCATTCTCAATTGATACACCTACTTGGAAAATATTCCAAAGTGCAGGTTGTCAATCAACTGGTGGTGCTACAGGTGGTGGAGGTATCGGTGGTGGTGGAATAGGTATTGGAATAGGTAATGGTGGTGGACTAATGTTAAATTTGGGTGGTAATTTACTTACTTCCAATGAAACTTATTCGGATCAGACAGGTGATTTGGATATGGGTTCAACTCCTTATTCAAATAATTCATATCCTGCTAATGCAAGAGGTATTATAATGGGTAAAAATAATACTATAAACTCCAATGATTCATTTGTTCAGGGTGATAATAATATCGTAAATAACAATAATACTGTATTAATTGGTAGTAAAAATAATACTGTTAATCAAAATGATGTTGTTTTAATTGGTTCACAGGGTAATAATATTGATGTTTCAAGTGATTTTAATTTTGAAATAACAGGTACAACGGTATCTGGTGTTACCAATTTGAATACAAGTGTATTTATTAATTCAAATAATAATACTGTTACAGATAGTAAAATTGTTTTGATGAATTCAAGTGATAACATTATTTCGAGTGGTGTTACTGATGTTGTATTAATTGGTACAACCGGAATTACAGTTACAGAGAATAGTAAAACTTACATTAGTGGTAAGGACTTAAGTACAGTTGTTACGGAAGAATTTGTTTATTCTGTAACTGGAAATACTTATACACAAGCGGTAACGGATAGTCAAAGTTATACAGATACTAAATCTGGTGTTACAGAAACTTGGGTAAGTGATAATTATTCAAGTAAGTCTGGAACATTCAATAACACCATTAAAACAACAGCAACTTATCAAACAAGTGGTGATTTTGTTATTGGTGATAATTATACAGGTGTTACTAGTAGAGCAATTACTTTGATGGATGTTGATAAAATTGATGGTAAAGTTTTTATCATTCATGATTTAGCGAATAACGCTACCTCAAATCCAATAGTAATTGGTATGGAAGGTATTGGAACACCATTCACTACATTAGATGCTAATAATAGATTGGTATTTATTTATTCTGATGGTATTAACTGGTACACAAATAATCTATAAAAATATATAAAAGTTATGAATTTAGAATGTTTCAATTTAATTTATTCGTTAAAAGATATCAAGAGAACTGAATTGATATTAAGTAAGGATGATATTTATATCATTGATCAATTCTATAAGATTGTTAAAAAGTATATATACAAGCGTGGATTTATCAATGCATGTAAATCCTATCAATTGGATACAATGGAGTTGGACATGTACAATGTTTGTGATGTCTTAACACAAGAAATAATAAAGAAATATGGCAGAAACTAACGAAATCTATGTAAAAGTTGGGCTAGATACCAAACAATTTGATAGTTCTTTAACGGGTATTAGAAGAGAAATGGCAGCACTTAAAGGTGTTATTGGTAGTTCTCTACTATCCAAAGAAGATAATGATAAATTAAAGGCTCGTTTTGGAGAATTGAAAGGTGACTTTGATGACCTACGTGCTTCCGCATCCAATGTTGATACGGGTGATGTATTTGGTAATATGGCTCGTTTTGCTGGTGTTGCATCAAATGCTGTTGCTGGTTTAACAGGTGTTATGTCATTACTTGGAGTTGAATCCGAAAAAGCAGGTGAAGTTGAAAAGAAAATACTTCAATTTATGGCTGTTGGTAATGCATTGCAGTCATTAGCAGACTCAAAACGTTTAATTACTCTTGGTAAAATATATGCTACTAAAATCGCTGAATTATTTGTTACACAAAAACAAGTACAAGCAACACAAAGTTTATCACAAGAAATAACAGATACAACTAAAAGTCAAAATACAAATACAGCTTCAAATTTAGCTGGTTCTGCAGCTACACAAGGTTTAACAAAAGCTGTTTTAGAACAAAAAGCAGCATATATCAGTTATCAAACAGTATTAGATAATGTTACATCTCAAATGGGTGTTTTTTCAAAAGCAATTGAAACGATTGGACTCAAACCGGAACAACTTCCAATGGCTAAAAGTTTGTGTGATGTTGGATCTAAATTGGATTCCACTACTACCAAATTAAACAATTTTAAAAATGCTGGTGGTAAAATAGTTCCATCTGTTATTTTAAAATCATTAAGAGAGTTAGGATTAGAAGTTGATAAAACAGGTAATATAATTGATAAAACAGGAAATAATTTCGGAAATTTTGGTAGTAAAGTATCAACAACTACAAAATTAATTTCATTTTTACCAATAGGTTTTCAATCAGCAGCAACAGCAGCAGCTAATTTCGGTAGGACACTATTAGTATCACTTGGATGGATGGCAGCATTTGCTATCGCTATTACTGGTTTAATATGGGCATTTAATAAATTATTCTTGGAAGAAAGTAATCAAGTTAAAGCAGAAAAGGAAGTACAGGCAGCAATTAAAACTTCAATTGATTTGATGAAGGATTATCAGAAACAAATTGAAGGATTAAGGAATGAAATAGGTACATTAGATGATAAAATTGCTGTTTTGGCAGGTAGAATGACAGAAACTCAAGCTAAAAGAAATGAAATAAGTAGAAAATATTGGGAAGAATATAAGAGGGAAGAACAAAAACAATTACTTGAACTTGCAGAAATAAATCGTAAATATCAAGCAGGTGAGATAGAAGGTGAGTACTTATTCCAAACCATGAAACAGTCCGTAAAGACAAACTTCGATAATTGGAATAAAACTCGTATCGAGAAGATGAACAAAGAATTAATTATTCTAGATAAAGAAGCAGGACTTGCAATAATTGAAAAGAATAAAGCTAACGCAGATACTCGTATCCAATTAGAGAAAGCAACAAGAGAAAAGTTATTACAAATATGGCAAGAAACTTGGGATCAATATAATAGATTGATTCTAAATATGTATTCGACAGATACACAAGAATTATCTTTAAAGAGATCAGAAGAGATAAGAAAGAGACAATTGGAAATGGAAAATAGATATTTCCAAGACTTGAATACAATAAAACAAAGTAATTTATTTGGTGATATTGAAATATCTGAATATAATAGGATATTGGATATGCACAAACAATTTAATGCTGATTCAAAACAATTAATTACTGATGATAGTGATTATAAAATTGAGGAACAAATTCGTGTAAGTAATTTAGCACAACAACAATTAAAGTTTAATTTTGATAAGGAATTAGCAGCATTGGATAAAAAGATTGCTGATAATGAAAAGTTAAAGAAAGATGCATCTAAAAAAGATTATGATTTAATTATAAAGAATGATGAAATTTTAGATAAAACAAGAGTTGCATTAATTAATGATTTTAATAATACCCAAGAAAAATTAGTTACTGATCAAGGTGTAAAGATTAAACAAATTACTGATGATAATAACAAAAAATTATTAGATGTTGATGTTAAATTTTTAGAAGATAGGGTAAAACTATGGAATGATAAGATTTCATTACAAAAGAATTTGGTTGATTCAATGCAAACTGCAGAAAAAGTTCCAACCAATACATTTAAAGATGTACAGGCAAATCGTAAAGCAGAAGTACAAGTATTAGATGAATTGAAGAATACTTATATTGCTGCATACGATGCACGTATGAAATGGATAGAATCTACAATGACAGGTGAAGAACGTGTTATTGCAGAAACACAAGCATTAGATGATTTGAATAAATCACTCGATGAAACTGTTATTAAAATAGATGAAATACAAACACAAAAACCATTGGATAATTTTTCACTTGGTTGGGATCCAAAAGTAATTGGCAAAGATTTCAAAGAAAATTGGTTATCCTATATGCAGGATTTAGCCAATAAAACAGGTGAAATCATGACAGCAGCAATTGATTCTTACATAGAACAGAATGCACGTGCAATGGAAATGCAGTTACAACAAATGGATCAAGCGTTAACACAAGAAAAAGATAATCTTCAAACATTACTTGATGAACAATTAATCACAAGAAAACAATATGATGATAAAGTAGCTGCAGCGGAAAAGAATAAGATGGAACAAGAACGTCAAATGAAACGTGCACAATTCCAAAAAGAAAAACAAGCATCAATCTTAAAGGCGGTTATCAATGGAGCGTTAGCAGTTGTATCTGCATACGCAAGTGCAGGAAACCCAATATTAGGTGCCATATTTGCTTCACTAACAGCAGCGTTAGTGGCCACTCAAATTGGATTAATAGCAAAACAACCAGTGCCAGAATACGAATTAGGGGGTGAGGTATCTGGACCATCTCATTCAAGTGGTGGTGTTCCAATTGTAGCTGAGGGTGGTGAATATATTGTAAGAAAATCTGTTGTTCAACAACCGGGAATGTTACAAAAATTAGATGGATTGAATAATGGATTGATACCAATTTCAAATAATTATTTTACAAGTAATTATAGTTATGGTACACCAAAATTTGCTAATGGTGGTGTTATTCCAACAAATAATACAAGTCAAATGGTAACAAATAACTATAATACAAATGGAGGATTTGATGAAAGTAGTTTAAGGAAAATAGTAACAGAGGTTGTTGCTGGTACATCATCTATTCCTGTTAATGTAACGGAATATGATGTTAGTAAAGTACAAAGAAAAGTTTCAGTAATGGAGCAAAGATCGAAATGGTGAAAATAAGTATAAATAATGGCTAATTGTAGGAGATTTGGACACAAAATAACCAATTTATGTGGTACACCAGCGGGTGTTAAAGAGATTTATCTTGCTAATTATTCTGATTTAATAGATTATAGATTATATCCGGATGATGTAATACTTTCTGGTATAACTATGGACGGGGAAGCAATACCGATTGTTAAAAATATCGGTGATATTTATCAAGGTGGTGTTGTATTTTATACTTGGAATGGAGGAACAGAGGGATTGATTTGTGCACAGGATGATTTTTCTGGTAAGACATTTTGGACAGGATGTGCACAAACTAGTGTATACACAAATGAAAATATAGGATATGGATTATCTAGTACAATAAATATTATGAATAGTTGTAGTAATGGATCAATGGCTGCTTGGTGGTGTCATAATGCCAATATAAGTGGATACACAGATTGGTACCTTCCATCAAAATTAGAATGGGAACAAATACTATTAAATGAAAATTTAATAGGAAATTTCAAAAAATCTATGGGCGATACATATTGGTCATCTTTTCAAATTACAAGTAATTCTGCGATGTATGCTACACCATACTATTCTTTACCAACATCACTAGGTGGAGCTGGTGGAACATATCAATCTAAATGGGTTAGACCAATTCGTACATTTGGTCCAACATACATAACAAAATCATGGTATAAAGTTTCAATACCAAGACAAACAGCATTATTCTTAACAGAAGCATTGATACATATTCCAAATGGTGTAGCACAATCTATACCAAAATTGGATTTTAAAGTTATCGGATTGGATGAAACGATATTGAAATTTTATGATCAAGTGAAACAAACAACTTTAATAGCTGTTTGTAAAACTTTGGATAATCAATTTTATGCACTTGGATTTCAAAATGGATTAGATACAGTAGAATGTACAATCGGTACAACAGAAAATAGGGAAAGTGGTTTCAAAGGAGCAACATTTGTATTGAAAGGTACAGAAAAAGATCCTATGTATTTACTTGATCCTGATGGTATTGGTAAATGTTTTCCGAATTGTTCAGGTGATTGTGATATATTGGTTGATATAAATATTTCATTGGAATATTTGGGTGGACTATCAATCACATACATGAATTGTTAAAAAATTATATATATTAATAGATAGACTAAAAACCAATAATATATTCGATGGGTAAACGCGTAAGAAATTTAGATGTAGAACCAACAATCAATGGGAATAATGTATTTCCAGTTGATTTAAATACATATCCTGAAGTGAGACAGGTGACACTTGATCAGATAAAAGATTATGTTTCTGCATATGTAGGTGGAACATCTGGTACAAATGGTGCTATGGGCAGTGCTGGTAGTGCTGGGACTAGTGGTAAAGCTTACAGTACCGATGTAAATTTATATTGGGAAAGTGGGATAACTACTTTATATACACCACATCTGAATTTGTCACACATTGATACTTTTGCTGATAATGGTATCGTATTAACAATTGATAATGGTTTAGTCTATCAAGTAACTGGATTTACAACTGGTTCTGGAAGTTCTGGTACTAGTGGTGGTTTTGGAAGTTCAGGCACGAGTGGTTTTGGAAGTTCTGGTACTAGCGGGTCTGGATCCAGTGGAACTAGTGGGTCTGGATCCAGTGGAACTAGTGGGTCTGGATCCAGTGGAACTAGTGGGTCTGGATCTAGTGGAACTAGTGGGTCTGGATCTAGTGGAACTAGTGGGTCTGGATCTAGTGGAACTAGTGGATTGAGTTATGGAAGTTCTGGTACAAGTGGTGGTTATGGGAGTTCAGGTACAGCAGGTTCAAGTGGTGTATTTTCTACCGATGTTAATTTTTACTATATATCAGGAACTACTACATTATATGTACCAACTCTAATTATAACAGGAACTACAAATTCTGGTTATTTTAAACCATATTCAAATTATAAATCAAGTGATAATTCTGAAGGTGTGACACACACCTTTGAGTTTACTGGTAAAATGGATGGGACAAGTGGTACAGTAACAGTAACATTTAAAAATGGTATATTAACAAATTCAACAAGAATATGAAACCAACAGGAGCAGCAGGGGTAGTTATAGATCCAATCAATGGTTCAGTTCAAATGAAACCAAACGAGGTTTATTTTTATGAACCAAGTTGTGGTAATTGTTCATCATCTGGAACTTATACCTATGGAGATTGGACAAGTTATACACCAATTCTTGTTTCTGGGAATACATGGTGGGACTATTCATTAGTTCAATGGGATGAAAGTTCACAAAATTGGTTAATGGTTGGTAAATTAGGTTCTGGTTTAGGTGATGCGTTTTATATGAATTCTGACATTACTAATACTGGATGGACATTTATGAAAATGTATACTCATACTCCGGATACTGGATATACATATAATCTCAGTTCATCTATATCTCCTATGTTTATAGCAACAGATGGAAATGGGAAATTTATAATTATAGGGGAAGGGGCTACTGCTAGAATGGGTTATTATTATTCATCTAGTATTACTGGATGGACTTATAATTTGTTAGAACCATTGGGTAGTGACTATTATAATACATCACTATTTTATGGTAATGGAAAATGGGTCTGGGTTGGTAGAAAAGCTTTTGATACATATAAAATTATGTATTCTACTGATCAAATAAATTGGACATTAGCAATACAACAAAGTGGGACATCAATAATAACATGTGGTTATTATGCAGATGGTAAATACGTATTTGCTAATAGAGGTAATTTATTAACAACAACAGACTTTGTAAATTGGAATGTTTCAACAAGAAATGCTTCTGATGGAAGAAATGATACTGGTCTGGTAACATTTGGTTGTGGTATGTTTGTTAGTTATGAGGGTAGTTGGGTATCTAAATCATGTGATGGTATTACATGGTATGAAACACCGGGTGCAGCAGAAATTGATGGAACAACTCATCCATATTGGTCTTATTATTTGTATAATTATAAAGACAATAAGTTCTTATCAATGTCTTTTTATAATGCTGGTATTATCACATCATATGATGGTTATAATTGGATAACTGAAAAAATAATAAATGGTGGTTGGACATTAAACATTTCTGGAAATGATAATTATATCGCATTAATAGACGGCCAGACTGAATCTTTATATTATCAAAAAACAACATAATAATATGCAATATTTATGTATTCATGATAAAAAAATAGTTAATGATTTACCAACAACTAAAAGAATTGGTTTAGATTGTGCAGTATCTTTAAGTTTGGGTGATATATTTCAAGGAGGAATTGTTGGGTATATATTCAATACGGGTGATACATTATATTTATCTGGGTATATCGGTGGTATTATTTTACAACAAGATAATCCACAACTGTTTCAATGGGGTTATACTGGTGATACGATAGGTTCAACTGGATTGACCATTGGAACTGGTCAGGATAATACAACAAGAATTTTAAATGGTACAACATTAAGGCCTATTGCAGCAAGTTATAGTGATACTTTATCATTATCTGGATTTACAGACTGGTTTTTACCATCATTTTATGAAATTAAAAGTATTAAAAATTATTTGTGGGCACCGACTGGATTTACAACATGGTACTGGACATCATCAGAACATGGTCAACAAACATCTTGGATATTTGATATTTCACATACGGTTCCTACAGTAGTATCAATGAAAACAACAAATCTATATGTTAAACCAATTAGATTTTTTTATATAAAAATTTGTACATAATGAAAACAAGTATAAAATTAAAAGACGGGAGTGAATGGTATTTGATGTATTCTTATATGAATGATCATTTGTTAGAAATATCTCCGTTTCAACAAGAAGTATATGATAAAAGAAACTATTTACCAGATGGTGAGTATGAATTATCAAAAGGTAGAATGGTAATAAAAGATCATAAAATCATATATATTAACGAGGAGTAAAAAATAATTTATTATTATGGAAAAACCATTATTTAAGATAAAAGAATTAAAGATTAACCCAGATGACAGGACAGGTGTTGAATTAATTTCATTTGTGGAAAGTCCCGCAATACAGGAAAATTTTGAATTTTTCAAATATGATATACCAGCAGTGTTACCATATTTCAAATTTACTTGTTCACCGGAACCAGAAGTTATAGCAACATCACACCCCTTTTGTAAGGAACACGCTGGTCGTGTTTATCACGAAATTGAAATACAAGATTGGGCTAATTTAAATCATTCGGAAGGTAATTATTATAGTGCAGGTTGGATACAGGACTCAAATTTCTTTCAAACATTCGATGGAACAAATACAACAGATTTTTCAGGATCTCAACAATTATATAATTGCCGTCATACTTTAAGAAGATGTACATCAATTAACGAAGTACCAAGGAATAAATGGAAATATTTAGATCAATCATTATCAGAAGAAAGTGGTGATATTTATTTAACATTAGCAGATGATGAAAAAAGAATTGTTAAAGGTTGTGTATTAGTTAGTGGAAAAATGATTTATCGTAATAATGTTGATGGATTAAATAACCCGGGATATGTATATTTTAGTAGAGAAACAGTAAAATTAGCAAAAGAAAAATATGGTTTCAATCGTAGTATTTCCGTTAATCACAAAGAGGACAAAACAGGATCAGCAATTTTATTGAATAGTTGGTTGGAAGAAGATGAACAATTAAAACAAACAAGATGGTTCTGTGAATATAAAATCATTGGGGAAGAGCTCTGGCAGTATGTAAAAGCAAAGAAAGTGTTAGGTTTTTCAGTAGAATCATTATTCGCCTTTTAAAAGGCATTGCTACAAAGTTACAACAAATTTACGAGATTTCCAAATTTCGAGCATAAAAAAGCCACTCATTGAGTGGCTTTTTATTTGAAGTGTGTAGGATTAGACTACATAAGTTGTTACGAATGTACTTCCAATTCCACCTGCACTATCATCTATTAAATAGAAAGGAGAACTTTCGATCCCTTCTAATTCGAAGGTTGCACCTTTAAAACCGTCACTTGCGGCTTCAGTTCCTAAAGTTGCTGTGATAGCATCCAAACCATTATTGAATCCGATAGCGTAGTATTTAGCGTCAATTGTTTTAACAACCGCTACAACAGAAGCTTGTAAAAGTTCTTTATAAACTGTTATAACTTCTTCTGTAAGTCCTTGTAACTTAATAGTTAACTTCGGTTTTGACACAGCTGTTCCGTTAGATATGTTGATACTTGCGGTATCGAGCAAAATTGCGGAATTTTTATTTTGTGCCAACTGATAAAACGCTTTTGAACTAGTTCCTGTTTCACCTGATGCAGTAAGTCCTGATAATATCGTTCCTGCTGTATTTGTGGTAAAACTAGTAATAGCGTCAAAGTTTGCTAAGTATACAGTTGCTACACCCGGTTGGGAGTTTCTACATGCACTGGTAACTTCTTGATTAAATCTCAAACATGCCATTTTTATTAGTTATTTTTTTTTATCACATTTTTTAATTATTGTGCGAGAACGATGTAATCCCCAAAGTAATATGAAACACCGATTTTACCGTTTGCTACAAATCTTACTTCTTGGTTGTCTTGACTAAACCAAAGGTTGATCTTATCTTCTTCTGAAACCAAGTCAGTTACCCAAAGTAAATTGGATGATGGTGATAATACCATGTAACAACCTAACGCTTTGATTGGTTGTACAGTAACGTTGGTTCCCGGGAAACGGAAAGCCATCAAATTTGGTCCAGTTTGGTCAATTGCATACATGTTAGCAATTACCATAGCCTGTTGCATTAAACTGAAAGTCGAATAACTTACGAATAAGGTAAGGTCGTTAAAGTTTTTAGCTTCAGGTGAAAGGTGATTGTACATACCATATACAGCAGCTGCCCAAGTACTGAAAGTTTGACCAGTTGCACAAGGATTAAATACATAATCGTGTACGTCAGAATCATTGTTTAATAGATAGATTAAACCATCACATTTAACTGAAGATGCTGCTGTTGAACTCCAATACATTGTTTCAAGAACTGTTTGGATTTGTTTTGTTTTTAAAGAAACGTAAGCCTGTTCAAAAGGAATTTGTTCATTCTTACCAGCTCTCATTGAGAGTTGTAACGCTGTGGTTTCTAATGTGTCAGGACAAAGTGATTCTGTCCATTTCAATGAAGTAACAATTACATCTTTGTCGGTTAGAGTGGTATTACCGGATGCTGACCATCCACAACCACCAGCCTGTGTCCAAGCATCAGTAGCAAGAAACTTTAAGTTTTCTTTATACTTAACACCCGGATAAACTTGTACCAAAGAAGCTGTTTGAGCTCCGATGATGGCTTCAGTTAAAAGGTTTTGATTGTTCTCATTGACCCATGTGTAATTAATTGCACTAATATCGAATGCCATAAGAATTATTATTATTTTTTAAGTTGACGAATTCTATTTATTTTATCAACTAATGGTGATGTTGTAGCCACATCGGGGCTAGAGTTTTTAGATAATTCTTTACTAAATGTAGCCTTATTTTTGATAAGCTCTAAATCAGTATCAAATTTCGTAGTTTCTTCCGAAAGTTTAGACGTTTTATCTTCCAATGATTTAATTCTATCTTCTAAATCTTTAAATTTAGTTTCCATATCAACCACTGGCATATCTTTGGTAGTTGTACCAGAATCTGTTGGTTCCTTTGGTTCTTCAACCACTGGATCTTTTACCTCTTCAACTTCAATTGGTTCATCTACTGATGGTGCTCCTGTTTCTGTATCTGGATTTTCTGGTGTATCAACAACTTCGACAATATCAGTTATTAAACCTTTTTCGTCTACTGTTATGATTTGACCACTTTCCAATTCATATGTACCAGCTGGCAGTAAAATAGGACCATCAGGTCCATTTACTTTAACTTCTACACCAATTGTTAAATCTCCAGAAATTATGATGGGAGTACCATCTTTTAGCGTCATCTCTCCGGCAAACCTCAGTTTAAGTAACTTGATAATCTTGTCTAACATAAGGTTGCTTTATTATTTTTTAAACACGTGTATAGATATATATAGAAAAATATATAATTCTTAATAAGCCAAAGATCGTATGGAGATCGTATATAGATCCATAAAAGATAGATAAAGATTATAGTAAAACTTTCTTTTTTCATATATATAAGTATAGAAAAATAATGAAACTTTATGGATAATAAACAAGGCGGATTTATGTCAGTCAATTTGAGTGAGATGAAAATCCCAGTTTTTAAGGAAGTTTGGCAACCAGCCTATAATTATTATATGGCGGGTGAAGATAATAAATGGTATTTACAATTGATGGAATGTTACTATAAATCTTCAATCCACGCTGCAATATTGAACAATCTTCAATTTCAAATAACAAAGGAACAACAGGAAGATGAATTTTACAAAAGAATTGTTCTTGACTACATCACACTTGGAGGATTTGCAGTAGAAGTAATATGGAATGTTAATCACACTAACATATTGAAAATGAATCATTTGGATTTTAGTAAGGTAAGAAATGGTAAATCGGATGAGAATAATGAACCAATTTTTTATTATTATTCTAATGACTGGTTTAAATATTCCAATAGAAAAATTGAAATGATACAAGCGTATAATACAAATCCTACTTTTGATCAACATCAGATATATGTAGGTAAAAGATATATGATTGGTGAGGATATTTATCCAAGACCTTATTATTATTCAGGGGTAAAATGGATAACAACGGATATTGAATTAGAAAATTATTACGCAAATCTTGTTCAGAATAATTTCGTTTCAAATACATTAATTAATGTACCAGCGTATTTCGATCAAGAAAAACAAAAAGAATTTGAGAAAGATATTAAATCATCATTCACTGGAAGTGAAAACGCTGGTCGTGTATTTATTACTTATAGTGAAGATAAAGATCATGCACCAACTATTACACCATTTAATGAAAATGATAGTGATAGAAAATACAAATGGTTAACTGAACAAGTAACACAACAGATTGCTATTTCACATAGTTATCCAGCACCTTTACTCGGTGTACTTGTACCCGGTAAATTGGGTAATGCTACGGATTTACCAGTGTTTCAACAGTTATATAATGACAATATGGTACAACCAATGAAAGCTGAAATTGATAGGAAGTTACAACCTCTTATGGACAAAAGAATACAAATTCAATGATAGTATACAAAGCAACAAATAAAATAAATGGTAAATGTTATATTGGACAAACCACTAGAACATTACAGGATAGAATTTGGGAACACAATAAACCATCCGGTACAAGGTCTCATTTTGATAATTCTGTTAAAAAGAACGGAATTGAAAATTTTAAATGGACTATTTTAGAAGTTTGTATGGATTTGGATGATTTAAATGAAAAAGAAATTTGGTATATAAATCATTTTAATTCCATAAATAACGGATATAATATCACGTCGGGTGGTAGAAATTTTATCAGAACAGATGAAATTAGAAAAAAAATGAGTGATTCAAACAAAGGTGTTAAAAGAACTGATGAAACTAAAAGGATAATTTCAGAAGCAGCTAAAAATAGAAAAATATCTGATGAACGAAGATTAAAGACCAGTAATTCTATGAAAGGTAGAATACCTTGGAATAAGGGTTTGAGAAAAAATAAAGAAAATAAATATGTATAATCAATATTTAGTAACATCTAGTGAGGTTCGTGTTTTTTGTCCTGAAGTAAATGGAGATATAAATGATTTACTTATAAATCGTGCTACATTAGCAGTAGAAGATACAATTCTTCGTGATACACTTGGACAAGAATGGAGTGATGAAATTATATCACAAAAAAGTGGAGGTACATATACAGCAGCAAACGCTTATATCGTAAATAATTTTCTTAAATTATTAGTTTCTTTATCGGTATGGCAGTATTTGGTTATGACACTTTCTTTACAGTTGAATTCTGCTGGATTGAGAATAAAATCAAGTGATCATTCCATCGCAGCAGAATCAAAAGATTTAGCTTTTTTCAGAGATTTCATTGAAAATTATATGGATAGAGTTAGACAAACAATGAAAAGATATATTGATGACAATATTTCTCTTTATCCTTTATGGAAAAATAATAAATATCATGATAAACCAGCACAAAATACATGGAATTTCAGGATAGGTAAAGTATAAAATAATAATTAAATATGGAATATTTTAGTTCAGAAGAAGTATTTGGTAGAAGTTATGATAAAGATAACAAAGCAATACATTTAAATGTTGTTGGTCAAGGTTTGGATGGAAATTTTGATGAAAAAACAACAGGTAATGATGCTTTATCTTCAAGTTTCAATTCTGATACCCATTCAATCAACGTAGTTCTAGATGGAAACGCTAAAGGAACAAGTGGTAGTTCTGGTGTTGATGGTAATTTCTATGGTAGTTCAGGTAGTTCTGGTGTAGATGGTACATCCGGTACATCTGGTTACTCACAACTTGGTGTTGCTAGACCTTTTATATCTGTTAGTAATGATATACAAACCGATTGGGGTTATATCAATGGTTGGACATATGGTAATCCACATGTTTATGATGTAAATATTCCAGATGTTAATAGAATAGATGTTAATTATCATGATACTTTTAGTGGTGATTGTAGTGGTTGGTTATCTGGATGGTTATCCGGATTTGTTAAAATTGAACAAAAAGATAATCCTTTAATTTGGGGAATTTATGTTATAACATCATCCTTTAATAATATTCCTTTTGGACAATATTCATTTAATGTAACTTTCTTATCAGGTTCAAATGGTAAGTTTACTGATTTTACTTCCGCTTTAATTACCGAATGGAATTCAGGAACAAGTGGAATATCAAAAAATGGAACAAGTGGGTCATCAGGAAAAGATGGTTTGGATGGTTTTGGAAGTAGTGGAACTTCAGGTAATGGTACAAGTGGGACCAGTGCAATAAATGGAAGTAGTGGAACAAGTGGTCACGATGGGACATCAGGAACTTCAGGTGAAAAGGGGTCTAGTGGAACATCAGGGGAAAAGGGAACAAGTGGAACTTCTGGTCATGATGGATTACCATCTCCTCCGGGAACAAGTGGAACGTCAGGGAACGGAACATCTGGGACAAGTGGAAATGGGACAAGTGGAACATCAGGAAAAGATGGGACAAGTGGAACATCAGGAAAAGATGGGACAAGTGGAACAAGTGGAAGTAGTGGAACTTCCGGCACCGATGGAACATCAGGAACAAGTGGAAGTAGTGGAACTTCAGGGACTGACGGAACATCAGGAACAAGTGGAAGTAGTG